GTATGTAAGAGTCTAGAAATTTCATATTTATAACAAAACAATATGGATTCATTAGACCAAGTAATATTTGACGATAAATCTTTCGGAGATTTATTAAAAGAAATTCATGGTAATCAAAAGAAAAAATCTACCCAGATTGCTTCTATGATTGCTGAATTACGCCCCTTAATCACCTCTTTAGGTGATGCCACAGTTGTAGTACCCCTAATCAAAGAATATTTAGAAATAAGCGTAAAGAATGATGATCATTTAATTAAGATGGCATCTATAGTACAACGTTTATCAACCGGAGGAGCTAGTTCGGGGGATGGGGGCGCTTTATCATCTGAAGAAATGGATCAATTAATGGATGTAGCTGAAGAAATAGCTAAAACTGTTGAAAAACCTAAACAAATAGAAGAACCCAAAAATGGTATATAAAAAACCCAACTCAAATATTAATACAGTTTCTAATACTTCAGGAGGTAAATTATTAGCTGTAAGAGTTTTAGATATAATTTTAGATTTAGATCACCCATTTGCACAAAAATATGGTGGTTATGATGCTATAGGAACTATTAATTTCTCATATTTAGATGATAATACCCCTTTAGAACAACCATGGGTTAACAATAATGTAGCTCAACCTCTTTTTTCATTTATTAAAAAATACCCCTTAGTAAATGAAATAACATTAGTATTACCTACTTATGATAAAAACACATATAAAAAATCATCCAGATCAAATTACTATTTTCCTAGTATAAATATTTGGAATCACCCCCACCATAATGCACTCCCAACAGCATTAGGTTTAAAAAACAAAAATTCAGCACAAGATTACCAAGAATCAGAAAGTGGACTAACACGACAAGTCACAGATGGTAGTACAGAAATAAATTTAGGAAGATATTTTAATGAACAACTAAATATAAAACCATTATTACCTTATGAGGGAGATACAATACTCGAGGGTAGATTTGGAAATTCCATCAGACTAGGTTCAACATCCAAAGAAACAACAGGACTTAGAGATACCAAAGTAATACCTATAGAAAATAAGAATAGATGGAGTAATGAAGGTAATACGGGGGATCCTATTATTGTTATAAGAAATGGGCAGAGAATAGAGGATATAAACGATAAAGGGTGGGAACATACCGTAGAAGATATTGATAAAGACCCCTCAAGTATTTATTTAACTTCTAACCAACAACTAACTAACTTTAAACCCGCATCGGATAATGGGGATTCTTATTATGCCTCTCCATCTATAAACTTATAATGGCTAAAAAATCAAATATAGTAATTGAACCAAGAATTGAAAATCTTCCATTTACAGATAATACGGGGGAGGATATAATATTAAATTCCCCCCGAAAAATTACAGCTTTAGAAATATTTACCTCGGGAGAATTACCTTTTTATACAAATGAAAAAACATCTTATATAATAGAAACAAAAACAGACACACAATTTATATCCCCTACAGATGAAACTATATTAAATACAAAAACTAAACCAACAGAAACAATTCCAGAACTACATATTCTTACTTCAGGAAGTTTAGCTGAAATAATAAGTCCCTTAGAGCAAAATATAGGAAACTATTTTAAATTAAAACAATTAATATCTTATGATTATTCCAATCCCCTATACTATGCTATAAATAATTACCCAGGAGTAGATGAGGGTTATAATGGGGAAGAAATAGTCCAAAATTTAAAAGATTTAACAAAAAACTGTATAGATAAAATAATTGAAAAATATCCTACACTTACCTTAATTTCAGCTTATAGGTGTTTAGAATTAAATAGAATGGTGGGGGGGTCTCATGATAATAGTAGTCACATAAGGGGATGTGCTATTGATTTTAAAGTACCTGAAGAGTATACTTCATATGTTTTTAATTGGTGTGTAGAAAATTTATCTGAGTTTCATGAATTAATGTGGGCTTATCCCGAAAGGGGAAATAAATCTTGGATTCATATATCTTACAAAAAGGGACAAAATATTAGAAGAACAACCCTAGCATCAGAAAGAGAAGACATCCATGAGGAATATAAAGGAGAAAGAAGAGGAAGACAAAAAGAATACCAAGAGGGAATAACAGAAGCTTTGCAAAATTTAATATAATATGAGTTATATACCAGAAAATCCAGGAGTATATCAAGGAAAACAAGTAATAATAAATTCCGATAGGTTAATTTTTAATGCAAAAGACGATTCTATACTTCTATATTCAAATAAAGGTATGGGTTTTAGTACTAATGGTAGTTTCCATTTTGATACTAGTCTTTTAGATGAAAATAAATTCGTAGTAAATTCTCCAAATATATATTTAGGTCTACATTATGATGGAGAATTACCCCCCAGCCCTGCAGTAAAAGGATACGAATTAGGAGAATATTTAGGAGGAACAGATGGAGTATTAGCAGTAATGGAGGATATGATAGATGTTATATGTGATGGTATATATTATACATCACACTTTTCTGACCCTTCAACAGGAAGATCACAATACACTGCACCTTATTCAGGAAATGAAGGAATGTTTAAACATATAAGAGGTAGAATTGAGGAATTAAAAAAAGACGTAGAAAATTTTAAAAGTAATATTACAAAAATAGCATAATTATGTCAACACAAAGAATTCAATCAATGATGAATAGCCAGGTATCGGGGGTATTATCTAAAGCTAAAACTAAAATAAAAACAGAAGGTAAAAAAAAGATTAAACAAAAAGTTTTAGAACAACTACCTACTAAAGATGAAATAAAAGAAAAATTAATATCAGCAGCGTGTAGTATAGCTGCTCAAGAAAAAATGAAAAAGGTATATAATAAAATTCATAGTCTTATAGAAAAATTAGAAAATATATTATTAAAAGCTAAAGCAAAAGTAGAGGCTATAAAAGCTAAAATTTCTAAAATAGTAGAGTCAGTATTACCCGCTATAAAAATTATAGCAACAATATTATCTGCTATAATATTAGTAGTACAAATATTAGTATTTTTAGCTCCTATTCTTTTATCAATGTGTCCCCCTATAGGAGGAGGAGCTTGTGTAGGTGCAATTAGTAAAGTATTATTAAAAGCAGCTAGTATAGTAGGAGTTTTTGGAGGAGCCGTAAAAGCTGTAGGAAGATCTGTAAAAAAATATATGAAAATGGCTTTAGGTATTATATTCACAATTTTAGGAGTTATCCTTATAATAAAACCCGTATTAGCATTTGTACAAAAGATAAAAGCTTTTATAGAATTTTTATATTTAATGTATATTCAAATGTGCAATACAACAGATAATTCTGTTATGGATGAAGATGGGAATATAAATGAAGCCTTATTAGAAAAAGAAATACTAAGTAGAGACCCCACAGGAGTCGCAGCAGCTAGTGAAGCCCTAGGCCTAACGGGGTGATCAGGATTATCAGGATTATCAGG